CTGGCAACCGGCAGCGGTGACAATACCGCAAAGTTGTGGCGCCTGTCCTCCGACAACTCGTCTGCGACTTGTGTAGATACTCTAACAGAGCACAAAAAACCTGTCAATTCTGTGGCCTTCAATCCAAAAGGGACCATTCTAGCAACCGGCGGCAGTGACAATATAGTGAAGTTGTGGCTGTTATTCTCCGACAACACGTCGGCGGTTTGTGTGGAGAATATAAGGGCACACATCTGCGGCGTTTGTTCTATTGCGTTTCATCCAGCCTTGCCCCTTTTGGCAACCGGAAGCTACGACACGACCGCAAAATTATGGGACCTGTCCTTAGATAACTCAGCTACTTGTATAGCGACTCTGACGGGGCATGGTGGCATTGTTAGATCTGTTGCGTTCCATCCAAACGCGCCCATTCTAGCAACAGGCTGCTACGATAATAATGTGAAGTTGTGGAAGATTTTGAAAGACGAATCATCAAAGAAGTGTGTGGCGTCTTGTGTGGCGATTCTGTATGGGCATAGTAGCACTGTTAGCTCTGTCGTGTTTCACTCGAATGGGCATATTCTGGCAACCAGCAGCTTGACAAGACAGTCAAGTTATGGCGCCTGCCCTCTGACGTCTCGTCCGTGACTTGTGAGGAGACTCTGCCAAATCGCACGTGTATTTACTCAGTCGCGTTTCATCCAACCGCGCCCCTTCTGGCAACCGGTGGAAGTGACAAGACCGCAAAATTATGGCGCTAATTACATCGTGATTAACGATGATTTATAAAATTAGTTTTTTATTGTAAACTCATAATATTATCTACTCTATTTCTATTACAACAATATCATTATTTTTAATTAAATTAAATTTGATTCTAAATACTTTTCTCTAAATTAAATTCATTTCGAGCCCACCATCTTACTTTATTCCATAATAGTTCTTATAATAACGCGCCTTATTTATGTTTTAATTCTACAATTAAATTCCCAAAATCTGACGCGTTAGATGTATTTGACAAATGACCGCGCGTAGTCCATATCGACTTACTTATGTTCTGTTTGAGTTCATTATATTCCGTAGAATTTCGACCGGTCCGACTTGAATGAATATTTATAAGAACATTCCCACTTTTAGTAATATGACTCTGCAATTTATTAAATATCCCGTATAATGTTTTGTCGAAGCCTCCACTTTTGAAGCAATCAATAATGATTGAATCGTATTTTTGCTTATTTCTTATAATAAAATCTTGGAGACTTACGCAGTGGATTTTTATTTTGATATTTGTATTCATATGTTTCTTGATTGATTGGAAAAAGTATTTTTTAAAGTGGTCAATGACGACTGGAGATATATCGACGCAATCAATTATAGTCGGCGTTTCTGGATTGAATCCTGTAAGAATAGTCCCACCTCCAATCCCAGCGAGTAATATCCGGTTTGGACGCAATTTTGATAAAACGCGATTACATTTTTTCTGGATGACATCAATGTATTTGTATATGACTTCTTTTGGGTCATCTTTGTTCATTGATGACTCGTATTTATCATCAAAAAATAAATGGAGAGTATTGATATCCAAAATGGTCCTGACGCGGCTTCCAATGACACGGTCATAATCTTCTTGTAAAATCATAATATTATATAAACTATAATTATAAATATTTTTTATATTTTTATATTTTTATAATTTTGTATTTATCCACTACATGATTCACATACGTGAGGATTCTCCTCAAATACTTTCTCTTTTAGCTTAGGATCAATTGTGAATTGTTGGGCCTGAATTTTGGGCCGGCTCCTGATATAATAGGACCCCGTTTTCAAGCCGCGCTTCCATCCGTATATCAAAGCGCTCCCAAGTGTTCCAATCTTAGGCTCCTCGAAGAAAAGATTCATTGACTGCGTCTGGCAAATAAAAGGGGCGCGGTCCGCGCAAAGGTCAATAATAGTTTTCTGCTTAATCTCCCACACCGTCTTATACATTTCCTTCATTGGCTCGGATAATACACTAATATTCGCAATACTTCCGTTCTCCGAAATTATCTTGTCCTTCATCTCCTTGGACCACAACCCAATATCCAGCAAATCATCGACCAGATTGCGGTTCAGAACTACGAAATCACCTGCTAATGTCCTGCGGGTATATATATTACTTGTAATCGGCTCAAAACACTCGGTATTTCCTAATATTTGGCTGGTCGAAGCTGTGGGCATGAGGGCGACCAGAAGGCTATTACGGACCCCATATTTCATAATGTCCGCTTTGAGCGCGTCCCATTTTTCTTTCCCTAAAAAGAGGCTCTCATTTGAAACTCCATATTTTTCATATTGGAAAATCCCCTCCGATAATGGACTCCCCCTGAATCGCTCATATGCTCCCATACTTGTCTCAACTTCGGCGCGTGTAAAATAGTCTCCCCCGTATTCGAACCGCAGTTCAACTGCGCTTTTGGCGTATTCCTGAAATTCCACGGTTTCCATAACTGCCTTGCGCTCCCGAGAAACTGCGCATGACGCTTTGAAACAATAATACTGCATCGCCTCGAAGACCTCCTTATTCAGCACTTTCGCCTCGTTGCTCTCGAATGAATATCCCATTTTTAAAAGCATCTGCGTGAACCCTTGGACCCCAATACCGAGTGGGCGCATCTTAAAATTGGACCGCTCCGTTTCAGGGACTGGATAGTAGTTGATATCGATGACGCGGTTCAAGTTCCGGACCAATATGTCGCAAATTTGCTCGAATCGCTCATAATCGACACGTGGTTTTGCGTATTCTACGAAATCTGTATACCCTCCTATATAGGTATCTCCCAAAAGGATTTGCGGGACCGTATTACATGTTCGATTGTATTTGGTACCGAGGTCCGCATACATTGCGTGTCTCGCCTCATCATCATCCAAAACAATCTTATTATATTTAAGCCCCATCTTCTCGAATAAATGGACGGCCCGACTACAATAAACGCAGTCCGTTTTTGAATATATCGTAATCGCTTGGTCGAATCGAGGACGCGCAACTAACTCTCCTAGTGATATACTTGCTAAGCAACAACACGCATATTCATTCGCGTCGCTGTATTCTACAATCTCCGCACATAAATTACTGCTCTTAATTGTTCCGACATTTGACTGATTGCTCATTTTATTAATCTGGTCCTTGAAGAGAATATATGGAGTTCCCGTTTCTATTTGAGAACTCAGAATCTTTTTCCAGATCTTGCTTATTTCAACTTGCGCGACGAACTTTTTATTCGCTTCTAATTCTGCGTATTTCGCATCGAAGGTGTCTCCATATAAATCAATCAATTCCTTGTTTTCATTGGGGTCAAAAAGAGACCATAGGACAGGGTGGTTTGGATTCTTACTTGCTTCCTCGACGCGCTTCATAAACAAATCTGGAATCATTAGGGCCAGAAACAGGTCGCGTGTTCGCATATCCTCGGACCCATTATTTTTCCGCAATTCTAAGAAATCCATTATATCTGGGTGATGAGGTTCTAAATATACTGCGATGGACCCATTACGCTTCCCTGAATTATGGACGAGTCCCAAATCATCAACAACGTAGCTGTGATTTTCTTCAACTGTTAAATCATATACATCACCTTCATACTCAAATTTTTTAATATAATCGATTGGATACCATAAATATTTGTTTACATCGGGATAACAGACTAAGTCCCCAATTATTAACTCAGATACTGAGAAGTACCCGTCTGTAAACCCTCGCTTTATATAAATCTGATGTTCTCCTGTTACTCGAACAAGTCTCTTTTTGAGACTATTCGATATATAATATATCTCCTTTTTAATGGTGCTTTTTATAACATTTAATACCCTCTTATAACTACAATCAATCGTCATTACCAAATCACCAACATTTATTTTACTTATTGGTTTAATAGTATCCTTTTTTTCAGATGGCGCATACATATCAAAAATTTGAATATTCGTTTCCGGCGCAAAACATTGGTTTATGTATTTTGCGGTCTCATTATACACGCGTAACATCGGTATAATTCCATTACTATAACCGTTCGAGCTATGAATTCGCGCGTTCTTCCCGCGAATATTATTCATGTGAACACCCAGCCCTCCGGCCCACTTACTTATTTGAGCGCAATCGCTGATATTCTTGTAAATTCCAGCGACACTATCATCGGTACCTAATAAGAAGCAACTCAATAACTGCGGGTTATTCGTCCCACTATGAAAAAGGGTTGGTGTCGCGTGAATGAAGTTCTTATGACTGAGATAAATATAACTCTTTAAAGCAGTTGCGACATTGTTGAGATGGAGGCCCAAGCTAACCCGCATAAATAAATACTGGGGACGTTCAATAATGACACGATGGACCCTCTGTAAATAACTCTTTTGTAGCGTCTTGAACCCAAAGTAATCGATTAGATAATCATTATCGTGTTTTATTGATGAATTGAGCAATTCCTCATTCGCAATAACGACATCATATAATGACTTACTTACTAAATTATTGGAATACAATATTTTAACTGATTCTGAAAATGTGGTAGGGGTCGTTTTATGATTATTACTTATGATAATTCGCGTGGCGAGCGTTTCATAATCGGGATGCTCTGTTAAATGACTTGTACAAATTTCTGCGGTTAGCTCATCCAACTCTTCGGTTGAAACCCCATCATAAATGCGAGAACATACCTTTTGCGCAATTAAATTGGAGCTCACATTGAGGCCACTGCTATTGTTTTTTATACGGCGTTGAACTTTTTCAAAATGGACTTCCTCCCGTTTTCCATCTCTCTTAACTACATAAATTTCAGACATAATAATTATAATATTTTTTTCGGTTATATTTTACCGAGCTCATTCTTGAGCTTACAATGATTTTACAAGAGTCTCAAAAAAAGATGGGCTCGGCAATTGAACACCGTAAACCAATTTATTAAATATTGGGGGCATCGGGAAAGGATTTTCTTGTCCAACCTCCATTTCTCTTAGTTTTTGTTTTGAAAGTTCAATGATTTCTTTTAAAACAACAAGAGGATTCGGAAGAGTCATAATACACTCAAACTCTTCAAAAATCGTTTCTGGAATAGTAAGAACATCTTTTTCACCATAATAAACATTAATTAATCCAACCAAAATAATCAGATTCTTACATTTTCTAATCAGTATGTTGAAAAATGGGACGATGTATCCATCATATTTCTCATTATCGTAATCCTGAATGTATTGTGAAAAAACCACATTTACTTGAACAGAAAAGTCTTCTTCATCACTGGAACTCCTACACATTTTTCGAAAGCGCTCCCACTCATTTTTCAATGTATGTAAAATTGTTGGGGATGATTCATCGATTCTTGGAAGAATACAACCCGTCCAAAATTCAAAAAATCGTGGGGGAGAAAGACGTGTTCCTTCCTTAATCATATCACGATATTTATTTGTAATTGTGTTCATCGACCAAGCAGACAATGGCCCAACAATATTATCTGGATTTGATATTCTCAATATTTGTCCAAGTTCAGTCGGAGTCGCTGGATATTC